ATGTAGGAAGCTGCTCGTTCTCTGGATATGTGCAAAGTAATACATTCTCTGGAAATGTAAGATACAACTCGTTCTCTGGAAACCTACAGAACAGCATCATTTCCGGGCAGTTGAATAAATTGCAGATCAATGCCAGCAGCGGTGCTTCAGGCACCATCAACGGCCTGTACACACTGGGTAAGATAAACGGAGAGACTATCACCGTACCCACGAACGCAGCCTACCCAACCTATGCTGCCATGACCACCGCAGGGCAGCTGAAGACGTGGAATCCTGCCGACTAACGAGAGTGAAATATGTGCGTAGTGTGTGGCTATGGTCACACCACTACGCACACTTTTTTATTAACCGAACAATAGCCCCGAAACACAACGCTATGACATTCAGACGGAAACGAAGCGAAAAGCCTTCACCCGCGCTACGTTTCCAGAGAATGAAAAGCAAACACGCCAGATGATACTCTTCGAGAAGATACGCTACCGACTGGTATGGAACCACGCCCGCCGACTCAACCAGCGAGGCGAGGGACTGGTACAGATAGAGATGCAGCAGGGCCGACGCCGACGCTACCTCTCCACCCACACCTATCTGCCGCCCGACAACTGGTGCCGCGGATGGGTTGTAGGCACACCCGACGACAATGCCCGCAACTATGCCCTGCGGCGCATGATGTGGGAGGTGGAGCAGGTAGAGCTGGAGTATATCAAGAAGGGTATGCGCCTGACACTGCCCGCACTGGTAGAGGCGGTGAAAGCCAGCGTAAGCCCCACTGCCAAGTTGCGCGACTTCGTGACCGCCATGCTCGAGGGCAGTGACCGCCGCGACACCACGAAGCAGAACTACCGCACGCTGTCGAACGACATAGAGCGATGGCGACCGAACACCTATCTGAACGACATCGACTACCAGTGGGTGCAGGCCTACGAGCGACACCTGCGCGAAATGGGCGTAATGCACAACACCCGCATCTCTCGACTGCGGATGCTCCGGGCGGTGGTCAACGAGGCTCTGAGCCGCGAACTGATGAGCCAAGACCCATTCCGACGCATGAGGCTGGAGGGCATGGAAGCCAAGCACGGCTACCTGACGAGCCGACAACTGCGCCAGCTGGAGCAGATGCCGCTCAAGGGCAAGGAAGAGCGCGCCCGCGACCTCTTCCTTGTCGGCTGTTATACGGGGCTTCGCTTCTCCGACATACGCACCCTGCGCCAGACGGACATCGGCCCCGACGGATGGCTGCGCAAACGTACACAGAAGACGGGATCCGACGTAAGCATCCCCATCCGTGACCTCTTCGACGGGCGTATGCTCACGCTCATTGACAAATACAAGGGCGACATAGGCCGTCTGTGCAGCAAGGCACCGCCCAACAGCGACGTGAACCGCACACTGAAACCCCTGTTGGCGAAGGTGAAGGCGCAAGAGCGAGTGACATTCCACTCCAGCCGCCACACCTTCGCCACTCTTTTGTCTGAGCGCGGACTGTCGCCCGAGACCATCCAGCACCTCCTCGGACACGCATCAGCACAGACCACGAAGATATACAACGAGCACGCTGCCGACCGCCGACGCGATATTATGAAAGACCTGGTAAACCTTAAACATAGAAAAGCACGATAAGTAAAGAATGTTTCACAAATTAAAAAAAACAAAGAATTATGGCAAAGAAAACAACCACACCCACAGCACCCGAGCACACAAGCATTGAACCCATCCGTGGCAACCAAGTACGACTGACCGCCGACCCCGGCTACCTGCTCCGCTCGAAGCACACCGGCAAGACCTCGCAGAGCGTCATCACCGCACACGTGGCAGGCTACGAAGTGATCAAGAACGACCGCGATCAGCTGCAGGCCGAAGAATAGTCACCGTGCCCAGCCATTCTCGGCTGGGTGTCAAAGAGAAAAAAAAACAATGGCATACACCAGTGGACTTTTGAAAGACCGCGTGACAATCCTCAACCGACGGGAGGCACAACAGGGCAAGTTCGGGCTCGACAGCGCAGGCATCGAGTTCGAGCCTGCCGCTACGGTGTGGGCAAGCGTGGATTGGCAGAAGGGCAAAAGCGGCATGACCGCCGGTGCTCTGGACGCATACAGCGTGAAGATTGTGCGCATGAGGTGGAACAGCATCATCACCGAACGCTCACGCATCCAGTGGCAGGGAAAGACGTACCAGATACTGCCGGAGACGTTCAATCCCGATCGTCAGGGCAATACCATCCAGTTCCTTTGTCAGCAGATTGTCAACGACAAGTAGTGCGCCACCGTGCTCAGCCGTTATCGGCTGAGTAAACCCGTGACCGACATTCGCCCGAAAAGAAAAACGAGATAACTATGGAATTATTCGGAAGTAATTTTAACCTGTTCCGCAAGCGCGAAGCGACACCCACTACCGGCGTACCCTCATCGACCATGCCGCCGGAAACGGAGGTGAAGGGCGGTTCCTACCAGGAGCGCATCGTCTATGCCCGAAGTCCTGAGACGGCCTGCACCGTGTCGGCTGTCTATCGCGCCACCAAACTGCTGGGCGACACAATGGCCGTCATGCCCGTGCAGTACCGTAAGAAGGACTTCGAGGGCGGAAATTTCGTGCCCGACATGCGAGGACTGGGACGGCGCATCAACTACCTGCTTCAGGAAGAGCCGAATCCCATCATGACGGCTCCCGACTTGTGGCGAATGGTGGACATCAACCGCCACATGAAGGGCAATGCCTTCGTCTTTATCGAGCGTGACGAGTTCGATTTCCCGTCGGCTCTGTGGCTCATCAAGACCTGCGGCTACAACATCAACACCGCCACCTACGCCAGCATCGTCTATCTGACCGACCGCGGCTACATGACGAAGGAAAATGTGCCCGCCAAGGACGTGCTGCACTTCGCCAACACGTTCCGCTACCCGAACGGCTGGGGCATCCCCACCATCCAGTACGCCTACGACACACTGACGCTGAACAAGACGCTCTCGAAGCAGGCACTCGACACCGCAGCAAAGGGTGGCCGCGTGAAGGGTTTTATATCTGAGCAGGCACCGCAGGCGGGCTATACGCCCATCTCGAACGGCATGTACGACCCGGAGCAGACGAAGCAGTATGCCAAGGAGATCAACAACGAGGTGTATCAGCAGGACATCGTGAGCTTGCGAGGGCTCGACAAGTTCACGCCCACCAGCATGACCGCCCAGGACATGCAGATGATAGAACAAGCCGCCATGACCTACGACGACATCGCCCGCTTCTGGGGCGTGCCCCGTCCGCTGCTGATGCTCGATACCAACAGCCACTACAACGACTATCAGAACGCCACGATGGAGTTCCACACGCGAACC